CAAAAATAGCCGAAGAAGCACTAAAGGAGCAACCATGAAACTCTGTGAGTGCTGTGGCAAACGACCTGTCAAAGAAGGCAACCGGAAGCTCTGTAAAATATGCGAGAAAAAGCCTGACGAAGGCGATGCTTACAATAAGAGATACGGTCATTCAATTACGGGGAAGTCCTGAAATTACTAATTAATAGTAAAAGGAGGTTCAATGAAATATTGGTCAAGAATGGTTCTGTTAATTATGTGGGGTATGATCGTTGGCATAGCAAGCGAAATGATTGGCGATAGCCCCGAAACGGACGTCTATACTATATGGACAATGATTCATGCCGTACTAAATCTGTCGGTAATTATGATTGTGGCTTTTTTAGCTGGAATCGAACACGAAAAGAACAAATAAAGGAGGCACAATGAGCTTATTATTTTGGAGAACAAAACCAGTTCCGATAATACCTATCAGCCCTTACGCTGTTATATTTCAGGCGTTTGCAGACTACGGTGGGGATAAGAAAGCTCTGCTGGAACTGCTTTTGAAAGCGTACTTACCAGCATATCACTTACAGCAATACCCGAAACACAAGAAAATTGATCCTTCCATGCAACTGACAGATGAAGAAATAAAAAAGACTTACAAAGCCATTTGTGAAAGGTAAAAACATGAAAGAAATAGATGATATTAAAAAACAGACCAACACAATAAACATAACAATGGCACTAACAGTAATAGTTTTAATCGGAGGCATAATTGCTGGATTTATGCTACTTGATGAATCTCTTGATAACAAAATTGCTGATGTGTCATGTATATCTGGCGGTGTTGTCGTAGCGTTTCAGGATGCCAGGATTATCGAAGCAGATCCGGAGAAGCACACAATTCAGATCGAAACCAAAGAAGGACATGAGTTCTGGTGGTGGGGTGATACGCTGATTGAGGTGAAGCCATGAGCCATGATATGAACATACAAAATAAATGCCCTTGGTGCAATCATAAGGTCAAGGATACTCAATATTGGCCCTACTGCTCTTATCATTGTCAAGAAAAAGGAAAGCTCCGACAGGCACAACTTTATGTAGCAAGGATGAGAGCAAGGGAGGAAAACCATGAAGATTAAAACCTGTCGAGACTGTCCATATATTATTTCCTGTCAATTGGGCGTTTTTGGAAGTAACCCAAAGTTGTTTTCAGTCCCCGACAACTGCCCGAAGCGAGGTGAAAAACTTGAGTGGCCGGATAAGGTTGAGCCGAAAAAGGAGAATCAATGAGCTTCGTAACTTGCTTCGTGTTTATTGGTGGCTGGGTGTTTATAATTCCGGTCAGCCTAAACTGAAAGGAGAAACCAATGCAAGTCAAAAAAGTGAATCAATACAAATGTGATTTCTGTGGAAAGAAGGGCTATTCATCAGGACACATGCGATCCCACGAAAGATATTGCACCATGAATCCGAACAGGGTTTGCCGTGTTTGCGCTCTTATGGAGAATGAAACTATAGAGATAGCTTCTCTTCTGCCTATATTACCAGACCCCAAAGAATATCTTCATGAAGATGAATATGGCGGTCGAGCGTATTGGAACCTTAAACCAGCCGTTGAAGCCGTTATGCCAAAATTAAGGGAACTTACAAATAACTGCCCAGCTTGTATCATGGCCGTTTTAAGACAAAAAGGAATCCCGGTTCTATGCGCCGAGTCTTTTAATTTCAAAGAAGAATGCAAGTCTATTTTTTATGACAATAACCCAAGCAACTTTTATGAACCGCCACTTTGTGCTTGACAATTACGTTCGGAGGGTGTAAGGAGTCTATGAAAGGTAATATTCTATGAGTTGGATGGAACTCAAATTCAAACTATTTTTAGAAAAAGGTACATCGGAGGGAATACACCCCGTATTCTTTAGAGGCCATCCCCTCGTTCCGGTGTGCCTTTTTGTGCAAATAGGACTCTCTTAATGGCTAAAAATCCTGCTTTCCTATTCTACCCCGGTGACTGGCGCAGAGACACACAAGTTCAAATGGCTTCTATGCAAACAAGGGGGATTTGGGTCGAAATGTTATGCTGTATGTGGGACGCTCCTGATCGTGGAAAGCTCGAAGGTTCGTATGAACAACTGTCCCGATTAATAGGTTGCACTATCCCTGAATTAAAAGATGCTGTAACGGAATTAAGCGTTACAAAAATCGCTGATGTAACGAATGGTAACGATTCTGTAACGGTGATTAACCGTAGAATGTACCAAGAAGAAAAGCAAAGAAAATTAACAAGATTGAGAGTTCAGAAATATAGAGAAACGCATGGTAACGAAAATTGTAACGCTCCTGTAACAATGTATCCTTCAGTTTCATCTTCAGTTACAGTTACAAAGAAACAAAAAAAAGAGTTTATTCCACCTTCCTTGGATGATGTAAAAGTGTTCTTCCAAGAAAAGGGATACCGGAAAGATATAGCTCAAAAGGCATTTGATTATTATTCAACTTCAGGGTGGGTTGATTCTAAGGGGAATAAAGTCCGAAACTGGAAACAGAAAATGATAGCTGTCTGGATGAGGGATGAACATAAAGATTTATCAAAACCTGAATTTCAGCCAAAGAGCGTAGAGGAACTTATATCGTGAACGCATTTCAAAAACTTCCGCCACAGAACATAGAAGCCGAAGAAAGCCTGCTTGCTTCTTGCTTGCTCACAGATCCGGCTGAAATACTGGATATTCTTGCACCTGATGATTTTTATAAACCGGCTCATGGCAAGATATTCGGGGCTATTTCAAGTCTATATAAGAAGAAAGAAATAATTGATTTAACAACATTATATACTGAATTAAAAGCAACAGGAGTTGTGGAAGAAGTTGGTGGAGCGGCATATCTTTCAAAGCTTATGGACTGTCCAATAGCGTCTGATAAGATTCTCTATGCAAAGATGGTTAAAGCATCGGCAGTCGGGCGTAAGATGATTGAAATATCAATGAATACGGCACAAATAGTTTTTGATTCAACAGTTACACACAATAACATTGTTGATCTTTTAGATACGGCTCAATCAGAAATGATGAAAATCAGGTTTGAGGTTGGAAACGATAAGCATGTTTCTATTTCGGATTTATGCTTGAAGCGTATTACAGACTATGAGGAATTATGTAAAGGGCATGAGCCTGGAATTAAAACAGGGTTCAGGACACTTGATTTATTAACAGGCGGTCTTTGGGGTTCTCTTTTTATTGCAATAGCGGCAAGACCAGCGATAGGGAAAACAGCCTTTATGCTGAATCTGTCTAAAAATATAGCTTCTGCCGGTCATAAGGTTGGAATATTTGAGATTGAAATGGATAAGGAAAAACTTCTGGACAGAATGATTTCGTCTTTAAGCGGTATAAATTCCATACGGTTAAGAACTGGTAGAATCGGTAATGCTGATTGGACTGCTATAAACCAAGCGGCAGAAAAGATTTATTCTTTGCCGATAGTTATTGATGATACTGGCGGTTTAACAATTCAGGAACTTAAAAGAAGAGCAAGGCAGATGGTCAAACAAGGTGTTGAGATAATATTTATAGACCAGTTAAGCAAAATCAGGGGCGGTAAAGGCAAGGATATGTTTGCACAAAATACCAACATTGTGAATGAACTTGCGGAATTTAAGAAAGAACTTCGGATACCTATATGCCTTTTAGTCCAGATAAACCGGAAAGCAGAGGACTCAAAAAGACCTTACCTAAACCATCTTAAAAACACAGGGGCAATTGAAGAAGATGTGGACTTATGCTTGATTGGTCATAGAGAATATCCGTACACAAAGAAACCGGAAGATGAAACAAAGGCTAATTGGGAACTGGCAAAGAATAGGGATGGGGCAACAACCGATATTCCTATGCAATGGGATGGAAAAACAAGCACATTTTTTGAGATTACAAATACATACGATGTTTAACCGAAGCAGAAACGGCATAGGGGGCGGGATGATTTGCAAAGGACAAACAGGAATAGCGGCTAACCACATATGGGAGCTGGTGGGGAAAAAGACTGTAGAAGGGCAGTTAATAGATGTTTATCGTTGTAAGCTCTGCGGAGAAATTGAGAGCAGAGTTTATGGTTTTGTGCCGACACCGGCAAGGAAGGAGTAATATGAAGAAATTTTTATGCCGTTTTTTAGGGCACAAATTAGAAGTTTTTGTCAGAGACAAGGTTTATATAAAATGCACACGCTGTGGATTGGTATGGGAGTATATCGGCAAGGAAGGAGTGAATGATGAGCAGACAACACCATTACTTAAAATGTGAAACAGAGTATTTTCAAGCTGTTGAAAGAGGAAAGAAAAAATTTGAAATTCGCTTAAATGATAGGAATTTCAAGACGTATGATATGGTTTATCTTGTAGAAATTGTAAATGGTGTAGCAACAGGAAGAGTAATCCCCGGTCTTGAAATTCAGTATATTTTTACTGGTGGTGAATATGGGTTAAGTTCTGACTATTGTATATTTAACTGGTAGGAAGGAGTGAATAATGGATAAGAACAAAGAACTTTGCGAATTGCTTGGGATTGAGTGGCATGAGCCTAAATGGTATAGCGATAGAAAAATGTGGAACTGCACTATTTGCGGAACTTGGACTCATGAAATTCCTGCTTGTGTGAAAAAAAATCCCGACTTCACCACACCTGCTGGCATAGTCCAGTTGCTTGGGATTATGAGGGGAAGGGATGATTGGTATAAATTTGCATATGAATATTTAATATTCGATTATTATGACAAACGAGAGTATTTTTATGCTCTTCCTATTGATTATTACTTACTTGACGCAACCGGCAGGCTAAGAGATGCGGCGATTGAGTTTTTGAAAATTACTAACAAATAGGAATTATTATGCCAGCATTGAACTTTAAAAAAGAATTTGCAGATAAGGTCGCTTCCGGGGAGAAGAAACAGACGATCCGGGCGCTACGCAAAGACGGCGGAAATCCAAGACCGGGGCAGATGCTTTATCTCTATTCAGGAATGAGAACCAAATATTGCAAGAAGCTCGGAGAGGCGGTTTGCACGAGCGTTGAGCACATATGTATTGAAAAGGGTTGTTCGGTTGTAATTGGGATAACACCGCTCCCCCGGTTTGCAGACGAAATAAAGTTTGCCAGAGCAGACGGCTTTGAATCCACAGTAGATTTCTACGACTTTTTTTTAAGGACTCACGGCCTACCGTTCCGGGGTCTGCTGATAAAATGGGAACTTCAAAAGGAATTATTATGACCACAGACAAAGAACTCGAAGACCTGAAATACCGGCGTGACCGCCTATGGCGTGAGCTGATGTATCTGGACGGGCAAATATTCCGGGCGGAACCCAAAGGCAGGGCGTTGAGCCAGGAGGAATGCTCCAGAATCAGCAAACTGATAGGGAGTAAGGTGGGGGCAAACCATCAGAAATAGCCCTGTAGCTTCACCAGACGCACCCACAATAGACTTCTCGGAAAAAAGGTAGTTGGGTAAGGGTAGGGTAAAAATGAAAGGGGAAATGAATGAAAAAAGAAGCAATAATAAAGGCGATTACAGCGGCTCGGATATTTATTAATAGAGAAAAAGAACTAACAGCAGGGGATTATCAGTATCTTGGTATTACCGGAAGCAAGAGAACATCTGCGTTGCGAAGGGCAAGTATGGAGCTTACAAGGGCATTAGCTGAAATGAGGAAAAGATAATAGGAGATTAAATGCTTGAATTAAAGATTGATATTGTCCCTTTCGGTAATGAAAGCAAGCGAAGGACATTGGATAAGCTAATAATTATAAACACAGCCACGCACCCGAAGAGGCCGGAATGGGGAAAATACATCTGCCATCATAGCGAAGGCTCTTTTATTATTGAGAATCACAAGAGGGAAGATGGTTTCTGGAGCTTAATCAGGAAGTGCATAAACGAATACTTGGACTAAGGAGATTGAATGGAGATACAGACAAGAGAAGAGCTGGCGGAGCGTGCATTTCAACTTGATTGCAACATAAAAGAGTGCCGGATGAATATTCGTGATAACTGCTTGAAAATAGGCATGTGGGCAAGTGAACTAAAAGCAGGGAAGTTGTATAAGCTCCTTGAACCTGACGCAAAAAACTGGGAGCATTTTATCAGTATTAGGGGTTGGGGTTTAAAACGGGCAAGCCTTGACAATTATTCTCTGGTTGCGAAAACGATAGGAAGCGACATAGCCGACAAGGACATCCCGTTGAATCGAGCCATCGACATAGCCAGGGTTATCAGCCACATACCGAAAGATGAGGTTGAGGACACGAAAGCGGATCTTATAGAGAGTGCCGCAACATTACCGAAGTTAGGATGGGAAGATACTTTGAGGGTGGCAAAAGGTCAAATGCCATCAGATATTTGCGAGCATGAGGAAACAGAACTGTGGCGTAAATGCTGTGTTAAGGGCGGTTGCGGTAAATTCTTGGGTAAGGCATGAGAGCGACTAACTTTTACTATTAAGTAGCAATTTTAGGAAGTGTGTATGACGGGATGCAAGGCTACAATCAAAAAATCTTGGTTAGTCCCTGAACATAATTGCAAAAGAAGCGTATGGAAGGACGGATATTGTAAAATACATTATCGTATCAAAAACAAGGAGGGACGTATGAGTAAATGCACAATTTGTGGAGAGGAATTGACTACAGATGGGCATGTTTGCAGAACTACAGCGTTTATACTCGGTGAGGAATTAGGAACAGCTTTTATCAAGGGCGGTGTTTCAGAGCCATATAAACCAAACACTGAATCTCTCGACAGCATAGTTTTAGCACTTCGGGACATCCTTGAAGAACTCAAGAAGTTCAATGAGAGGGAACAGGAGAAAGAATATGGGAAAAAGGTTGCCCAATACCCCACGCTCGAAAGTTAAGGCCGCTCTCCGCAGACTTTGGTTAAGAAGTAGGGAGCGAGCGTCAGCCTTAAAGCGTGATAAATATACCTGCAAATGTGGGAAAAAGCAGAGCAAGGCCAAGGGTAAAGAGGTCTATGTTGAGGTTCACCACAAGGAAGGGATAGACTGGGAAACCTTAATTGATCTTGTATATGAACGACTCTTGGTAAATCCAGAGAAACTTGAAACTACTTGTAATGAATGTCATCTTCAGTTGCACGAAAAGGAAAGCCATGAGATGTAGCTTCTGTTGGGAAGATATTAATGATGGAAAGATAGTTGCAAGCGGCAAGGCGACTATCTGTTACAATTGTATTAAAAAGGCGCTTGAAATCTTAAAAGAGGAAAAGCGTGAAAAGGAGGAGAAGCCATGAAGGATGAAGACCGTTCGATAAAAAGCCTGAAGCGTTTTCAAGAGCTTGCGTCTTTGTACTCGGAATTGCTCTATGCTGTCGAAAAGAAATTCCCAAACGAAACACGGCATCAAACAGCATTGAGGTATATTCGGGAAAGGGAATTAAGCGGTAACAATGAATCTGCTAAAGAGGAGAAGCCATGACCGATAAAGATAAAAAATTACTGACCGAGTTTTTAGGTGAGGGCTGGCATGAGATCATTAACAGAGTGAAATCCATTGAATATGGGGAGTTGTGTAAGTGTACATGTGGAGCCGTCAACTGTGAAAAGGATTCTATGCACCGCACATTCGACACTTGGCAAGATTTGGGGGATTTGAAGACGGAGTTAGAGAAGAAAAATAAGTGGAGCTATTTTTGGTATTTTGCGGTGCAAGTACATGATTTAGATGCAAAAACAAAACACAAATATCATGAAGACCTGTTTATAGCATGGCTGTTTCAACCAGAACACTTCTGCCAACTTGTTGCTAATTCTCTGAAGGGGAAGCCATGAAAATCGAATATAATGACAATGGTGAAATCAGTTCTCTTTTTTATTCCCACTTTGAAGTCGAAATGGCAGGGCTTCTTTTTAAGCTCTATGGCGGTACAACTGAACCATTACATGAACAAAAGAAAACATGGGAATATATTCAGGACATGAAGAAGTTGGCGCAAGCTGAATTGGAGGAGAAGCCATGAATTGCCCCGTATGCGAGCGTGAAAACACAATTGACAAAGTGACGAGAACCGGAATCTTTCATGTAAAGGGTAAGGACATTGAGGTTACGTTCCCGATGTTCGTGTGCCGTGTATGCGGTATTGAGTATATAGGGGAGGAAGACCCGTTTCTGACGGCGCATAAGAAATATAAGGAGCTTTATAAATGAAAAAACTAACAGACTTACGACCAAGAGAAATTACAAAGAGGGATTTTGAGACTCACATTAGGACGGTAATTGATAAATATATTCCTGTCCTATTCCTACAAAAACATACTTTTGAGGTTAAGTTCGGGACGGAAAGCGACAAATCTTATTTTGAGTTTAAATTTAATTATCCATATCTGAATCAGACAGTCGCTTACTCAGAGCTTGCTTTTAAAGACTGGGCAAAAGGGAAAGACATAGTTCCGTATATTGTCCATGAGATTTCCCATTGTCTTACAGACCCGCTATATGCAAAAGCATGTGAGCGATACGCTTCTAAAAACGAGATCGAAGATGAACGGGAAAGACTGACTGATTTAATTTGTAATATTGTACTGCCATTGACTAAATAAAAAGAAATACAAGGAGATGTACGGGAAATAAAATTGCTACAAAAGGGAGGAAAGCATGAGACATTTAAATTATTTTAAATATTTGTTAAGGCATAAGTGGTTTGTATTTGTGGCTTGTACCAAAATAGGCGCTTCTTGGTGGCTTGGAATAATTCATGATTTAAGCAAGTTCAGGCCGTCGGAATGGTTCCCTTATGCCCATACTTTTTATGCAAAAGATGGCTCAAAACAATACCATGAGACCTATGATTTCTCTATTGCGTGGAATCATCATCAGAAACGAAACAAACACCACTATCAGTACTGGATGATTACTTGGGATAGAGGCACAACCGAACCGCTTGAAATGCCATATAAATATATCCTTGAAATGGTTGCAGATTGGATGGGCGCTGGTCGGGCTATAACCGGAAAATGGGAAGTCAAGGAGTGGTACGAGAAGAACAAGGATAATATAAAATTAGAGATTGTTACGAGAAGGTTTGTTGAATCAATTCTGTCAAATCTATAAAATTCCTACTAAATAGGAATTTAATAGCATGACCAAAAGCCAGAAACCGATAAAGGAGGGAATTATGAAAACACATTATTGTAATGGTATAAAAACATCAGGGTATTGGAAGGGTTATAACTGTGCGGCGATAGGTAAATATAAAGTTAAGGGCAAATGGTACTGTGCGAATCACCTGCCGCAAGCATTGGTAAAACACAAGATTGTGCATCAAATAGGGGGAATAAATGACCAAACGCCAGAAGCTTGAAGCTGATTGCAGAAGTCTGTGCCGAAAGATAGTTATGAAAAGAGATGGGCATATGTGCCGTGTTCAGGGCTGTAATCGGGCGGCTACAGACACCATCCACATCATAGACAGAGACGTGAATATCACAACATTTGACCTAACTAATTTGTATGCCGGATGCAGAATACACCACGATCACGACAAGCCCCTTGATTTAATCAAACAGCACATAGCGGTTGTCGGGCAAGAAGAGGTGTTCAGGTTAAGTGTGTTGGCGCAACAATATAAAGTATGGCACGAATGGGAACTTGAAGAACTCAAAGTGAGCTTAAAACAGGAGCTTGAAAGGATAAAGACATGAAGTTAACAAAAGGAAATATAACTAAAGCAATTAATACCTTTAATAAAACATACTCTAAAAGACATCCAGACCATGTGTTTTCTTGGAGAGGGAAGCCTGTTTCTGCAAGGAAATTCTTTGCTTTGTGTATAATGAAAGAGAAAAAATTTAAATTGGATTGGTTTTAACCGGTACAAAGGCAGCGATAGTGCCGGAACTTTTCCTATTAAATAGTGAAAAGGGGTGAACATGAAACTAATAGAAGATTATAAAATTGCACTACAAGCATTATATGACCATGTTGGATTTCAGGAAGATTGGGTTGTTTTCCCAATAGATGATTGCACAAATTCTGTGTGGGCAATAGACGGTAATCATGTGAAATATGCAGATACAGTTGAAGCCTTTGAAAGTGATGGAGATTATTATGAAGATGATATTTACACTCAACGATTCTATAATAAATGGGTATATGAGGGTGCAGAATTAACAATGATTTTTTGTGATCCCCATGTTGATGGAATGAAATGGTTCAGAATTTTTAGTAATAAATTAAGGATGGGAAAATGAATCGCTGGCTACTTAGTGCAATTATATGTTGGACTTTTTCATTAACCTTATGGGTTAGCTATTCTTGGGGAGGTAGTATGCCGGAAAACACAATATGGGATATATTTAAAGACGAAAAGAAGGCTGAAG